ACGTTAGCAACTACGCAATCTAAATATTTATCAGATATATTAGATGTTGAAGATGTTAAACAGTTTAAGTCATTAATTCCTGAACTAAAAGATACTTGGAAAAAGAAACAAGTATTTAGAACAGAAACAGAGATGAGATTTTCTGTATTATCAGATAATAAATATCCAACAAGAGCAGCTAAATATTGGCAGTGTGTTAGAGAACAAAATACACACTTTGAAAATTTAATGCACTTATCATTTGATGCTAGAAAAAATGATGTAGAGATAGAAAAATTAAGAGTAAAAATTAAAGAAGAAAAAAATAAATTAGAAAAACAATTATTACAAATAGAATTAGAAGAAAAAATATATGGCAAAGCAAGCATGGAACTTGTAGCTAAACACAGAATGAGAGAAGTAGCTACATGGTCTAAACTTAAAAAAGAATTTCATGATGGATCGTTTGATGACAAAGATGTAAATACACATCAAGCACATTCATATAAATTAAGATTAGAACATCAAAAAGCAACACTAACACCAGGCTCCTCTCAACCAGAGGTATTTAATGTATTAGGACAATTAAATACATTAGATAGAGTTATGAGAGAAGGTGAATTGTTGCCTAATAAAGAAAAGAAAAAAATAAAAAGAAAGTAATATGAAATTTGACTTTGTTTATCTTGGTCAGACCGTTCTTAAATATCAAGTTCCTTTAGAAATTTTTGTTGGTCTCAATGATATATACGAAAAACGTAAAAAAGAATTACCTAAAGCCAATAAACAACTTGTAGGTAAAATAGAAGATGAAGTATCTTTATTTTATTCTGGTCCTAACAACAATAAAATGCATCAACATTCTTTTTTATCTCAAGATATACTAATGTGGTTTGATTCTATTTTTGATCATTATCTTACATGGAATAAAATAGGTGAAAACCAAAGAGCAATAAATTCTATATGGGTTAATGAAATGAAAGCACATGAGTACAATCCAATACATATTCATCAAGGTAAATTATTCACAGGCTTATCATCAGTTATGATTATGAAATTACCAAAAGAAACAGGTATAGAATATTCAGCACCAGACAAACCTATGAATGGAAGACTACAAATTATAGGTGCAGCTAATGGTCAGTTTGCTAAAACAGATTATTCTCCTGAATGTAAAATAGGAGACTTTTATGTTTTTCCTTATGACATGAGACACTGTGTTTATCCTTATAATAATAGTAAAGAAAAACGTAGAACATTAGTTTGTAATGTTGATGTTGATTATAATCCGGTATCATCAAGAACAGCTGGAGGACAATTAGAATGATTATAAAAATGCCAAGATGGCAATCTTACATGGCTACCACAACAGAACCTTTGTTTACTCCACAACAATGTCAAGATATTATAAATGCAGGTCATTCAGAAAAACCACAAGTGGCACAAGTGGGTATGAATAAACCAGGTGGTGGTGTTGATAAGAAAAAAAGAACAACGACAATATCTTGGATACCTTTTAAAAAATTACCAGAAATGTATAAAAAAGTAGAACATCAATTATCATTAGTAAACTTAAATCATTTTGGTTTTGAAAATGTACATATAACAGAACCTGCACAGTTTACAGAATATCCTAAAGGTGGATTTTATGATTGGCATATGGATTTAGATGTTAACGGTCAACACGAACCACCAGTTAGAAAAATATCTATGACGTGTTTATTATCTGATCCATCTACGTTTACAGGTGGTGAATTAGAATTTACAGAAAAACATAAAATAAATAATTTAAAACAAGGACAAGCTATATTCTTTGCATCATTCTTAAGACATAGAGTAGCTCCTGTAAAAAAAGGAATTAGGAGGTCTTTGGTTATGTGGTTTGGAGGCCAACCTTTTAAATGAACCGAGAAATATTATTTCCAACTCCTGTCTATTGGAAAGATTTACCTAACGCAAAAGAACTTAATAAATATTTATTTAAACACATAAAAGCTTGGTACAAAAGCGATATTAAAAAAGGCAAACCTACTGGAGAATTTAAAACTAATTCTGGGTTTGGTTGGCATAGTTCAACAGATATGAATAATAAAAAAGAATATGATCCTTTAATATCAGAGTTATTTAAGATGGCTGAAGAATGTAATAAAGATTATGGTATTAAACCTAAATTAGGTTTAGGTAATATGTGGGCTAATGTAAGTCCAACTTATTCTTATAATAAAACACATACACATCCTAACGCTATGTGGTCAGGTGTATATTATATTAAAGTACCTAAAAATTCTGGTAAGTTGTTTTTAGAAGACCCTAGACCAGGACCTAATAATTACATGCCAAGAAGAATAGATAATCTACCTAAAGCCTTATGGCGTGTTATTGCTTATGAAGCAGTAGAAGGTAGAATGATATTTTTTCCATCATGGCAACCTCATGGTGTGGACATAAACATGAATACAGAAAAAGGTGAAAAGAACTGGCGTATATCTGTGTCATATAACTTTATACAAATATGAGTTTTAAAAAAAACAAATATCAAGTTATTAGAGGAGCTATATCAAAAGAACTAGCAGATATAGCTTTTACTTATTTAAGAATATCAGCAGAAGCAGATTATTGGTTACTTGCTAATCAAGCAACACACGAAGGTAATTTTTTAATAGGTAATTTTAAAGATAGGCAAGTTCCAAATTCTTATGCAAAATATGCAGACCGATTGATGGAAACATTACTTGTTAAAACTATACCTATGATGAAAGCTAAAACAGGTTTAAATTTAATACCTACTTACTCATACACAAGATTATATAAAACAGGTAATATATTAAATAGACATAAGGATAGACCTAGTTGCGAGATATCAACAACACTTAATTTAGGTGGTGATCCATGGCCTATCTATATTGATCCCACAGGGTCTAACAACGTCATAGATGAATATAAAGGTATAATGAAACCAAATGCTCCTAAAGGAAATAAAGTAGATTTAAAACCTGGCGACATGCTTATATATTCTGGCTGTGAATTAGAACACTGGAGAGAACCGTTTCAAGGTAAGTTATGTGGTCAAGTATTTTTACATTATAATCATGCAAATGGACCCTTTGCAAAGTCTAATTTATATGATAAAAGACCATTATTGGGTATACCCAAAACTCGTTGATTCCCAACGCAATCTAATATAATCTAATTAACCTATGTTACAAAAAGTTAAATTTGCACCTGGATTCAATAAACAAGTCACTGCTACTGGAGGCGAGAGCCAATGGGTTAACGGAGATAATGTTAGATTTAGATATGGAACACCTGAAAAAATTGGTGGTTGGTCTCAATTAGGTTCGGTTGCAGTAACGGGTCGTAATACAGCTATTCATCATTTTATCAATACGTCAGGTATTAAGTACGCTGTGCTTGGAACAAACAGAATTTTATACGCATACTCAGGTGGTATATTTTATGACATACATCCACTTAAATCTACAACAACATTAACTAGTGCTTTTTCTACAACTAACGGATCAGCAGTTGTAACATTAACATTTGCATCAGCACATAATATTAATCAATTCGATATTATCTTATTAGATAATTTTACATCTATAACAAACTCTGGTTTTACATCAGCTAACTTTGACGATAATAAATTTATGGTGACCACAGTGCCAACAGATACAACGATAACAATTAACGTTGGATCAAATGAATCAGGCAGTGGTGCCACTACATCAGGCGGTATTAGAGTTAGACATTATTATCCAGTTGGTCCAGCTGTAGAAGTTGCATCAACAGGTTGGGGATTAGGACCTTGGAGTGGTTTTAAAACAGGACAATTTACATCAACACTATCCTCAAGTATCAATGCATCCGTTACAAGTTTAACAATGGCTAGTTCAACTTCTTTTCCATCTTCAGGAACGGTATTGATTGATAATGAACTTATTACTTATACAGGTAACAGTGGTGGCACATTATCTGGTTTGACAAGAGGAGCTTCAGGAACCACAGCAGCAACACATTCATCAGGAGCTACAGTGACTGATGCATCTAATTTCTTTGCGTGGAATGCTGCAGCGTCAGGCGACGTGGTAACAGCACCAGGATTATGGTCATTAGATAATTTTGGTAATAAACTTATTGCAACTATTAATAGTGGTGAAACGTTTGAGTGGGACTCTAATCCTACTGGAGCTAACAACACAAGAGCAACGATTGTGTCAGGTGCACCAACAGCTTCTGCACTTTCTTTAGTATCTACACCAGATAGACACTTAATATTTTTTGGCACAGAAACAACGATTGGAACTAAATCTACACAAGATCCTATGTTTATAAGATTCTCTTCTCAAGAAGATATTAACACTTATGCACCATCAGCAACGAATACAGCAGGCACACAGAGACTTGCAGATGGATCAAAAATTGTAGGATGTATTAGAGGTCGAGATGCAATTTACGTTTGGACAGATACAGCATTATTTATTATGAGATTTGTTGGTCCACCATTTACTTTTTCATTTCAACAAGTTGGTACGAACTGTGGATTGATTGGACAGAACGCAGCGGTCGAAGTTGATGGTACAGCTTATTGGATGTCTGAAAATGGTTTCTTTAGATATACAGGTAAATTAGAGTCATTACCGTGTTTGGTTGAAGACCACGTATTTGATGATATTAATACAACGCCAAAACAACATATTAATGCAGGTTTAAATAATTTGTTTGGTGAGGTAATGTGGTTCTATCCTAACTCAGGATCAGGAACTGTAAACAGAGTAGTAACTTATAATTATTTAGACTCGTCTCCTCAAAGACCAGTGTGGACTACAGGAACATTAGCTCGAACATCGTGGCAAGATTCTGCTGTATTTGGTAAACCTCACGCAACAGAGTATGATGAAGACGGAGAAACAGCAGACACAGATGTTAACTATGTTCACGGAAACACTGACGGTACATCTACATATTACGAACATGAAACAGGATTAAACCAAGTTAAAGAAGGTGCAACTACAGCTATTGCTGCTAACATAGAATCAGGAGACTTTGATATAGGTCAACAAGGATTAGCTGGCGATGGTGAGTTTATGATGAAAATAAGAAGAGTGATACCAGACTTTTTATCTCAAACAGGAGATGCAGTAGTAACTTTAAATTTAAGAGATTTTCCAAATGATACACAAGCTAGTTCTACATTAGGACCATTTACTATTACAAGTGGTACACAGAAAATAGATACACGAGCTAGAGCGAGATCTATATCTTTAAAAATAGCTAATACAAGCACAAGTCAGTTTTGGAAATTAGGCACATTTAGAATAGACTATCAACCGGATGGAAGAAGATAATGGCTAGAATTGTACAAGCATTAACACAACCTAATAAAGAATACGATCAACAGATTCAACAATCATTTGTTAGAGATGTTGATAGTGTAATACAAAAACTTAATACAACGTTCCAACAAGACGTAAAAGATGAAGTTGAAGCGTTTAACTTTTTCTTAGCATAATGGCAAATTCTTTTGTAAATAAAAAAGCTGATTTAACATCAACGAGTGCTACGACATTATACACTGTACCCACAGCTACAACGAGTGTGGTTAAGTCTATATTAGTGTCCGAGGACTCTGGTAACGCTGATACTATAACGGTAACAATTACAGATACTAGCGATAATGTATTTAGCTTATTTAAGACTAAATCCATATCAGCAAATGCAACAACAGAATTACTAACAAATTCTTTAGTTTTAGAGGAAAGTGAAGTATTAAAAGTAACAGCAGCAACCGCAAATAGACTACATGTGGTGCTTTCTGCTCTAGAGATTAAACCTAGAGAAGTAACAACATAGTCTTGATTTACTAGGAAAAACCTAGTAAGTTGATAAATTCAGGTGAAATTCCTGCCTTAAGAATTTAATTTAATAAACATATGATAACAAGAGCTCAAATGCAAAGACAGTTACGTAATAGAGGCGGTGTAATGACCGTCAAAACTATCCGTAAAAAATACGGTATAGGTAGTGATTTAAAAGACTTTGTTAGAAAAATAATACCAAATGAATTAGCAAATGTTGCAGTTAAAGCTGCACCTTTTGTTGCTCCTTTTAACCCATTAGCAGCAGCAGCGATGAGAGGTATTGGAAGATTTGATCAAAGAGGTAGTATCAGTGATGCACTTAAACAAGGTGCTGGTACATTCGCTTTTGGTTATGGTGCAAGAAAACTTGGTGGTGCTGATGGTATTGGTGGATTTAGTATGGATAGTTTTAGCTCTCCATTAAGTTCTGAAAGAACACAAGTATTAAGTAGTTTGTTTGACAAACAAAAAGCGGCAGAAAAATTTGCAAAAGATAAAACAGGTATTTTACCAAAAAGTATTTTAGAA